CGATGATCGATTTGACGCCGACGGTGATGTGGCATCCGCACGAGGCGTTCACGTTCGCCCCGATGGCGCGTGCCCACTCGGCGAATTCAATGAGATGTTCAATGCCCTCGCTGCCCGACAAGATGGGTGAGACAAATTCACAGGCCAAGCGGCCAAGGCGGGTCATGATGGAACCATCGCGCTCAGCTTTCCAGTGCTGGCCCTGATAGGTGGGCGCGTTGAGCAGCATGTTGGTTTGTGCATCCGCGCCTGTGCGCACGGTGGTGCCGACATGATAGGCACCGACAACGACGCCGGAGGTGATGGGAATGGTGGTTTCGAGTTCGACGCCGAAGGTGATGGTTTCGGCTTTGGGATCTTGTGCTTTCATTGGTGGATCTAGTTGGGATATGAGGCCGGTGTGGGCAGGAGTGCCCGCGTTCCGACATCATCCTTCCTGCCAGCCAACCGCGTCGTTTGTCGCGCACCATCCGCATGCCAAGTCGCACCATATTTTTCACCATTTTTGCCCGTTAGACTCCGTTGGCATACGGATTGAACAGACCATCCACCGCTCTTGAAATGATCGATCACCTTGCACCCTCTGGAATGCCGCGTAATCAGGCGTGAGAGCACACACCACCCTAACAAGGTATGGCGATATAGTCAGCCCTCACATGCACCATCCGCATGTGTTAGACTACCATTTGACGTTTTTCCACGCCGTTGGCATGCGGATTGGACAGGAGCAACTTTAGTATTCGCTCGGCAGCATAATCGTCGTCACGCTCCGGTCATGTTCGGTGATGATGTAGATCGAACCACCAGCCGTGGCGTAGCGACTCAGCAAGCGTGCTCCATGCGTGAGCGCATCTTCATTGGCCTGCTTGTCATCGGTGCAGAGTTCGTCTCCCCAGTCGCCACAATGATGGCGGTGGAGGAATTTTGCTAGATCCACATCGAGAGCAATCGCTCCCGGCGTGGCGTAGATCTTCCCTAGCGGGAAGCGTGGTTGCATTAGGTTTATGCCCATGGTGATCTCAGTGGTTGTTGGTGAATCAGGAATCAATCAGGTTGTCGAACAAGCCTGGAATGAAAGGGTTGAGCGCTTCTTGCTCGGCTTTGAAAAACTCGGCTTTGGTTTTGCCCATCGCGCGTCCTTGTGGCGTGTGGCAATCGTAGGCGTAGTCGGGGATGGGAACGTAGTCGCTAGATGCTGCGAGTTCATCCATGAGCGTCTGCGCATCAAGTCCAGCCTGCTGGTCATAGACGAAGTTTTGCAGGTGGTCGGGATCGCGGCTTTTCTTGGCAAGGCAGAGCAGGATCACCGCTTTGGAAACAAAGATGCGTCCCTTGGGAGATTTCGCAGGCGTGTTGCGGTTGATCTCAATGTAGCTGTCGTGCAGTGCTTTGACCTCCGCCGTGAGAATCCCCCAGCAGTCCTCCGCGCTCACGGTGAGCAAACGCCGCCAGACATAGGAACCAAATCCGCTGGCCCAAAGTTCAAGTGCCCAATAACCGGCCAGCTTTGCGTCTCCGCGCCGGATTGCCTTCTGCATCGCGCTCGACACTCCTGGGAAGGAATATCCGCGCTTGGTGTGTAAGTGATAACTCATCGTCTGTTAGAATGTCAGTTGGGCACACGAGGTGAAAGCAGTTTTGATCACCATTTTTTTAGAGCTTCACGGACTGACGACGTGGTGCATCCATCGCTACACGATCCTGACTCTTGTAGGTTTCGAGTCGGATGTGGGCCTTCCATTTGCGCTTGAGGTATCGCTTCTCGGTGGCGATGCGTTCCTCACTACGAAACAAGCTATTGCCGCCGAGGTTCTTGTCGCGTTCTTGGACAAAACAAAACCGCGCCTCGTTCCACACCAGACGATTGTCCATGAGTTCCTGAAGCGTGGCATCGATGTCGCACTTGCATTTGAGAAGTTCGTCCCACTTGGGCACACCACCATTTTCATCGCGCACCACGCCGACTGCTCCCCCAACCCAGTGATTCACGCCGAATGGATCATTGCGTTGCAAAAGCCGTGGATCGCTGCGTTGGTGCCAACCGAACAATCGTGCCCCTGCTCCACGCGCGCACCATGCCGAGTTTTCTAGCATGGCAAGAGTTTCGGCGATGGAGAGTTTTCGGCAGCGCAACGAGACCATGCACACGCACGCGGAAATATCATCGTCGAGCATGACGATGGAATCTTCTGTAAAATGTTTCAGCACCCAGTTGCGCACGGCACTAATCCCCGCGATTTCATCAGGGATGGTTTCGATCGCGAGTCCCGTGTGACGGTAGTGTTCAGCCTCGCTTACGGGAACGAGTAGCGTCGCCGTCGGGAAGAGCTTGTGGCTGGTGATCGAGCGGCTGCGACTCCGTGACAGGATCACTAGTCGTAGGGAGAGCGGGCGAAGTTCCGGCCATGATGGCGCGGCGGCAGAGTTCAATGAGTCGTTTTCCATGGAGTACGCGGCCTATGCCGATTTTTTTGGTTCTGCGTGTGATCGAATAGTCAACCTCATGCACTCCCATGAGTTGCAGCACTTGCATCCAGTCGCGCAGGTCGTGAAACATGAACACGAGGTAGTCATGGGTTTCAAAGGCCTGGCATTCCATGCGCGGAATGGTTTCGAGTTCTTCTTCGGGAGATCCTGCTTCGTCCATGAGTTTGCGAATCTCATCCTCCATGAAGCCGGTCAGTTCGATGTCGAAATCAGGATCGGCGTCAGCGATGGATTGCAGCACACGGCGCAGGTCGTCCTCGTCAAGTTCGGCGAGTTCTGACAATCGGTTGTCGGCTAGCAAGTCAGCAAGTTCCTCGGCCTCACTCGCATAGTCCTGTTCATCAATCGGGATGAGTTCACAGCCGATGAGTAGTGCCGCTTCCAGGCGTCCATGACCGCGCACGATCAGGCCTGAGCGTTTCGACACGGTAACGGGATTGCGCCAGCCTTGCTCTTGGATGATGGAGGCAAGCAACTGAATCTGATGCGCGCTATGGCGGTTCGGATTGCTGGGATTGGGTTTGAGTGAGTTCGGATTAACGAGGTTGGTATGGGCGCAGTGCACAGGAATGCTCATGCGCGGTGCTGTGCGTCAACTTCGGGTGGATCAATCATTACGATGAGCACGCTAGACTTCCGAAATTATGAGGATAGAATGAAGCAATAAACCACATGACTGACAAAGAAATCAGACAGGAATTTACTCGTGTATCACCGGACGGCAAAACCGTGCAGGTGATGAAAATTTCTTGGGAGGGCTCACACACACCCATCAGCAAATGGGTGGATTTTGGGCCGATTCTTAAAAGTGCAGATGCTCTGGAGATCAATGCAATCATAGAACAAGCCATGAGCTGCGAGAAGTTTTTCAGACGTTGCGAAAAATGCCGTGAGCTCAAACCGATTGGTTGGATGCATGATAAAGAAATTTGCCAGAGCTGCGCCGAAAGATATCGGGGCGTTGTGTATTGATTGCTCCAGTTGACGCATCCTCCTCTACGGATGGAAGCCGTATCACCAGACATCGCCAAAAAACTGCTCTCGCGTGACTTCGCCAATCTCGTTGGTCGCGTGCAGAAGGGCGGCAAGTTGACTCGTGCTGAACGCGCCATGCTCCAAACATTGGCGACGGGAAGTGGAGCCGCTCCCGCAACGGCAGCATCCTACGTCGAACTAGCAGCGATCCTCGGAGTCACACGCCAGTCGATCAACAATTGGAAGAAACGCAAGGACGCACCCAAGCCCGCTGCGAATGGATTGCACGATGTGGCTGCGTGGCGCGAGTTCATGCGTCGTCATGATTTGAAAGGAAGTGAAACCACCGAACCGGGTGACATCGAATCATCACTCAAGGCGCGCAAACTTCTCGCCGAGGTAGAAGAACGGGAACTACGACTCGGCATCAAACGCGGTGACTTCGTGGCAGTGGAAGAAGTGCGACAAGCATGGACCGAGCTCGTGGCGCAGGCAACCTCGATGCTACGCAAGAAGTTTGAACAGGAACTCCCGCCGATTCTTTCCGGTCTCGATGCCACAGGAATCCAAGAAGAAGCCCGCCGCGCCATCGACGAGGTGTTGACGATTCTCCATCAGGGCGAATGAACAAGATCGAGTCGGCACGAAAGAGATTAGAGAATATCTGGTGTGAAGCATGGCGTCCTCCTGATCGCCGTCCCCCATGGGCTTGGTGTGAGGATCACATTACCTCAATCCCCTACTCTCCCATTCCCGGAAGATTCCGTTCCGCAAACTCGCCATGGATGCGCGAGCCAATGGAAGCCTTAGTCGATCCGAAGATCCGCATCGTAAGCATCATCGCTGCAATTCAGAGCGGCAAAACCAGCGTTGGTGAGCTTGGTCTCTCACACATCATCGCAAACCATCCAGGTCCCACACTGTGGCTCGATCAAACTGATGACGACGCAAAAGACCAGAGCGAGAGCAGGCTACAGAAACTCTTCGACGAGTGCCCACCTGTTCGCTCTCTATACCCAGCCAATCGTCATAAAAAGCGTCTGGCTACCGTTCACTTCAACAATGGCATGACGCTATGGGTGCTAGGGGCTCACAACAAAACCAATCTTCAGCGCCGTTCCATTCGTTGGCTCATCGGGGACGAGACATGGCGTTGGCCGACTGGCCACATGGCGGAAGCAGAGGCCCGAGTCACCGCATTCGGCTGGCTGGGCAAGTGTCTGTTCATGTCTCAGGGTGGTGAGGAAGACGACGACACTCACCGCAAGCATGAAACAACCGACATGCGAGTTTGGACATTTGCGTGTCCTCATTGCCATCAACGCCAGCCGTTCAAGTGGGAGCAAGTCGAGTGGAGTAAAGACGCCCGCGATGAATCAGGCGAGTGGGATTTCCAGAAGGTGCGCGACACCACCTCGATGCGTTGTGCCTCATGCAATCATTACTTCGAGGATAGCGACCGCACCCGCCGCGAATTGAATTTGTCGGGTCGATACGTCGTCACCAATCCCAATGCGCCAAAAGAAAACGCCGGATTCCACTGGAATGCCCTGTGTGCGATGAGTTGGGGGCGATTGGCCGAGTTGTATCTCCGAGCCAAAGCCGCAGCCCGCAAAGGCGACGTGAGTCTCATTCAACAGTTCTACCAAAAACGTCTGGCTCTGGCGTGGCGTGAATACCTAGAAGACTACAAACTCGACATCGTCCCAGGCGGTTATCTCAAAGGCGAAACGTGGGACGGTGAGGCAGGAGTCGATGCGCAAGGACGATTGGTTCCTGCCGGTGAGCCATGTGCCTGTCCGCTTCGCATACTCACGGTCGATTGCCAGATGGACCACTTGTTCCTGGTCGTCCGTGCATGGGCCGAGGACGGATCCAGTCGATTGATCTGGAACGAGCGCGTGCTGACATACACTGATGTGCAAGTCGTGCAGGAACGATTTGGCATTCACCCGAATCTTGTATTCGTCGATGCGGGTTACGCCACCTATGACGTCTACCGCGAATGTGCCGCTCACGGATGGACTGCCCTCATGGGTGACAAGCGGGCGACATTCACCCACAAGGTCAAGGGCCGCAAAGCGATCGAGAGGTTCTATTCCCCACGGCGCAAGGTCGTGTTAGGTCGTGGGCAAACATGTTCGGTATTCTATTGGTCGAACCTCAACATCAAGGACACCCTCGCCCGCTTGCGCCGAAATCAAAACCCTGATGACGGACCAGTCTGGGAAGTTCCTGATGACATCGATGAGGACTATCTCGCGCAGATGGAAAGCGAGCACCGTATCAAGAAGAACGGCAAGTGGATGTGGGAGCGAATCGGTTCACGACCGAACCACCTTTTTGATTCAGAATCAATGCAGG